CTTATCTTTATCTGCATTCGCAGATGATAATGAAATCACTATCTTACAAGAAGGTGATGACTTTAATCTTAATATAACTCAGATAGGGTATAATAATATTATTAAACAATGGACAGCATCTGAAGGAATAGATGGTGCTGATAATACTATTGTTATTAAGCAAGCTAGAGATAGAGGTAATGGTACTGAACCAAATGTGATAGAACTTCGAAGAGTCTGGGGAATAGGAAACACATTAAAACTCGGTCAAGGTTATCAAGTTGGAA